TAGCGGCCGCCACGCCCGGGGCCAGCACCGGGACACGCACCGCACGCCCCGGAGAGAGATGGATGACCACAGCCCCACCGGCGACCTTGTACTTCATGGTGGACGTACCGGTTACCTCACAGCCGGAGATAACACCAGCCTCCGGGTACTCTGCTGCGGTGATGGTCTGAATATCCTCGGGGGTGGTGCCATTACCCACCATGTCGTTAGGGATGCCGAAACCAGTGGCCATATTTGCTCCTTAGATGTAGGTGTCTCGTAGATGAACATCCACCCAGCCGGTAGACGGTGCCAGGGACTCCACACGAGGCTGGAAGCCGCTGCGGGCAGGCACCGAATGCCATTCCCTGCGAGTGAGCAGGTACGACATATCGAATCCTCCGATATAGATAGCGCCCTTATGGCAATCAACCGTTACCGGCGCGGCGGAATGCACCTGGTAGGGGTACTCAATCACACGACCGCTATTGACCAGACGGAATCCCGAATCCCACTCCCCCTGCACAACATAGGTGGGGTACGCGGTAGCGGTGCCCTCGTGAGCGAGCGCGACGCTGGAGGGTAGTGCCTGGTCACCGAAGTGCAGTGTGCCCTCGGGTTTGGGCTTCTGGGCAAAGAGCGGGTAGCGTAGCCCGGTGCCCTGGCCTGCGGGGAATATCTGGGTGGTGAATTCCGGTCCGTAGAGCCAGGGCTCGGGAGCGAGGAGGGGGACTTCAAAATGTAGGCCCACATCGCTGAGTAGCTCAGTCTTTACCGCCCCGTCGATTCGGACGGCGCAGGATAGCTCGCCCCAGTCGGAAGAGACAGTGAGGTTGCCGAGCGCGCCGTCCCAGAGCAGGGATGAGGTGAATCTAGCGGACAGGTCGCGGGCGTTCATGCCGGGGGCAACAATCGTGCCTTTGAGCGTGAGGGTGCGTCCTGACCGGCGAGCGGGCACTGAGAGCATTCCGTGCCCGAGCTTGCGCTGAATATCGGAGCTCTCTACGCCCACTCCACCGTAGAAACCGTCTATATCGGTGAGCCAGATTTCCAGCTCATCTGCGGTTTCGTAGGTGGAGAGCACGATTTCTCCGTGTGGACCGGAGAGAGCTGCGCGCCAGACGGAGCGAGCGCCGTCCTGAGCGAAATCGACCATTAGACCAGCACTCCGTTCATCTCATAGTTGATTGCCTGCATAACTCGCTTGCCGAATCGGTCTACGTCTTCGACGCCGGTAGGCGGTTCAACATGGACGTGCAGCTGAGGCTTTGCACTGGGTGCGGGGGCGGGGTTGTAGGCGGTGTTGGCGTTGATAGATCCGTTCAGGTTTGCCAAGGCTGGTTCGTTCACTGCCACGTTGAGGTTCCATTCAATGTCTCGCGGTGCCAGGATGTCGTAGAGGTCATCCATGGAGTTCTGCACGGAATCAATGGCTCCGTTCGCCATGCGGCGCACAGAGTCGCGGAGTGCTCCGGTTCCGTTCTCCACACCGACAGCGACACCTGCGGGGATCCAGCGGCCGACCTGGTCACGCATGACTCGTGACGGCGAGTGGATACCGAGGATGTCTTTAGCCCAGCCGGGAAGCATGCTCAACAGGTTGTTGAAGCCTTGGCGGACTGCACCAATACCATTAGCGATACCCTGGCCAATGCCTGCCATGATCTCCGAACCAATCTGGACCATCCTTCCGGGCAGACTGGACAGAGTATTGATGATGTCGGAGCCGAGGTTACGGAAGAAGTTCACTACCGACTGGATGCCGTTGCTGACACCGGCGATAATGCCGTTCATAATCGTTGTGAAGAACGATTTGATGCCATTCCAGGCGGCTTCCCATACTGCCTTGATGAAGTTCACACCGGCTTCAATAATGCTGCGGACAACATTGATAGCACCGGTGACGATGGACTTTATCAGGTTCCATGCGCCTTCGAGAATCTGCTTCACGGCGTCCCATGCTCCCTTCCAGTCACCCTTGAGCACACTGGTAAAGAGCTTGATGATGCCGGTGATGATAGCGATTGCCGATTGGATAATCGGGACGATTGCCCCGATAACTGCCTGCACTACCGTGAGGACCATCTGGATTGCGGGCACCAGAATCTGAATCAGCATATTGACAATCGGCATGATTGCCTCGATGAGGCTCAGCACGATGGGAATAACCGTGTTGATGATTGCTGCAATCAGAGGCAGAAGCGCCGCTAGAATTGCGCCGATAACCCCGATGAGCGCCTGGAAGACAGGCAGGAGCACCGGGATAATCGCGGTGACAATATCAAGGAGAGCAGCTGCCAGCTGACCGATAGCACCGACCACACTCACCACGACTGGGACAAGCTCAATAAAGATTCCGACAATCTGCGGGAGCATAGCCAGAATCGCACCGATAGCCTGCATAATGACCGGCATAATCGCCTGGAAAATCTGCGCAATCTGAGGCAGGAATGACATCAGAGTAGTTGCCAGCTCCATAATTGCCGGCATCAGCTGAGACATCACCTGTTCGCCAATCGGTGCCAGCTGTTGCATAAGCGTCGTGCCGAACTGGACGAACAGCGGGATCAATGGAGACAGGGACTGCACAATCTGCGGGATCCATGCGCCCATACGCTCGAAGAATCCGCTGACTACCGGAATGACCGGTTGCAACGAAGCAACGATAGCCGGGCCGAGCGTCTCAAAGATGGGACCCACCATAGACGCAATCTGCCCGACCACGTTACCAATCACCGGGAGCATACGGGAGAAAGCCCCACCGATAGCTTCCACAGCAGGCATAATCGCAGGCAGCAGCTTACCGAACGCGGCAGCAACCTTCCCTCCCAGCTCTACCAGCTTAGGTGCAACCTGACTAATTACCGGTTGCAAAGCCTGAAGGATATTAGCGCCCAGCTGACCGAGCATAGGCACCACCGTAGCAATAACCGGTTGCAAAGCCTGCACAATGCCCTGGAACGCCTGAGACAGCATAGGCATAATCTGGTCGATAGCAGGCTGGATAGCCTGCATCAACGATTCCCACGCGGCGCGCCCAGTCTCCGTTTGCGTGAAGAAGTAGGCGAGCGCACCTGCGACGATGCCGATAGCACCGACCAAAGAGGCAAAGGGATTAGCCTTCATCAGGCCAAATGCTTTGGAAAGGTTGCCTGCAATGTTTGCGGCGGCGGTGTTGAAAGCGGTTTGCGCTGCAGTTGCTGCACGGACTGCGACCTCGTAGACGGAGGCGGCGGTTGCACCCAGCTGGTAGTTCCTTCCGAGCTCTGCGATTTCTGCAGCGGAGCCTGCCCCGCTGGTTAGCATTTTGAATCCTTCGGCTACGCCCATGACGGTGTCCTTTGCGGCCGAGATGGTGCCCATAGCGGCGTTGTAGGATTCGATGGCGCTCTTTCCCAGCCCGATTGCGGTTGTCACGCCCTTGTATGCGGTGACGGCGGTGCCGAGTGCGAGGACGAGCCTGCCGACTCCCTGCTGGTGGTTCTCGATGAACTGGGAGAGCTGGAAGAGGCCAGTTGAGAGTAGACGGATAGAAGATTCGAGGATATCGAACGCACTCGTTGCTACGTTTGCGCCGTCCCCTGCTCCACTGAAGCTGGGAAGGGCGGACTTGAACGCAACCGCCAGGGAGCCCACCACACGGATAATGTTCAGCGCAACCGAGACGAAGGAATGCAGCAGAGGAGGCAAGACGGTTCCAAGGAAAGACCCTACCTTCTGGGCTACACCGACAATGCCCGCGCCTTGGGTCTGGAACGCGGAGGCAAACCGGGCAATCTCTTCACGGATAATCTCGAAGGTGACCGTGAAGCGCTTACCATCACCCATGGTGGACTTGAAGCCCGCAGCAAAGGCGCTAATGGCTTCTCCTACCTTGGTGATACCCGCACCAATCTGTGTACCGATAACCTTGCCGAATGCTTCGACCGGCTTCATCCACCCCTGGAACGCCAGGAAGAATTTGGTAAGCGCCGGATAGATTCCGGAAAGGATGTTAGCACCGAAGCGACCAAGCGCAGCCTGTGCGTTGGCGAATGCACCGGGCAGGGTGTTACCCATTTCAGTTGCCACGGTACCAGCAGCCTTCGTCATTGCCTTCTCGAAGGTCTCAAAGTTGATCTTACCGTCGGAGGCCATCTTGAAGACCTCTTCAGTAGTCTTACCCAGTTCGTCCGCGAGTGCCTGGTAGATGGGGATGCCTCGGTCGGCGACCTGCGCCAACACATCATTCTGAGCCTTACCCACGGAGGCAACCTTGTTATAGATCGCGCCCATTTCTTCCATGCTGGAGCCGGAGGCAGCTGCGGAGTTGGATACGGACTTCAGGACTGCTT